CAAAGACCGGTTTGGCGATGGTGCGCGCACGATCCACGAAGTCCATGGCGGCACCTTCGAGGACGTCATTCTCCATCTCGACGGGTCCCCGGCGGAAAAGAACCTGCTGAGGAAGTCCCGGGCGCACCTGACGGTCGGCCTCACCCGCCACAAGAAGAACATCTTCGTGCGGGAAGAGGAGGCCGGGTTACTCACGACGTACATGAACATGGACCCAGCCCTTGTCATCCTGGCTGATCCATCAGGCACGAACGTGATTGCCCCCGACCTCCCGGTCGAACCTGACCAACGTTCGACCCAGGTCACCATCATGCCGTCAACCGACGTAGCGTATGTGCCCCAGGAGGTCAGCACCGATCTAGCCATGGAGATCCTGCAGAAGCTCTACCCCGGACCGACCGAAACACACGAGTACCAAGCTGTCACCACCACTGACATCCCGAATGACGGCGGAGCCAAAGGTACGATCCGGCCGGACGCCCTCGACGGGGACACCGACTACGAGAGCAAGAGACACGTCGTCCACCGCTTCCAAGGCGCCCAACGCGTTAAAATCACCAACGCCAGACACCAGATGGTCGCTTTGAGCAGTCTCATGGCCCGATACGCCAAGAAGACGAAGATGCTCAAGAAGCAGTCCGCACAAATCGAAGCTAAGATCCTCTTCGACGCGCTCAAGACCTACGTGGATTATCGGGTTCGCCCCGAATGGCGGGACACCGTCTACATGGAGGCGATCGAAAAATTCCAAGCGCGCGGACACGATTTGGACGATCTCAAGGACATCGATTGTTGGACGGATCAGGGGGCCCACAAGGTCAGTTTCAACATCAAGACCCAGCAGAAGCCCTGCCTTGGCAAGGATCCCACCACCACCAACAAGGCCGGCCAAGGCATCGCGGCGTGGCAGAAGACGCTCAACTTCACCATGATCGTCTGGACACGCATGCTGGAGAAGACCTTCATGGAGGCCGTCGACCCGAAGTTCCACTTCATCTCCAAGTACACCGACGATGAAGTGATGGGCCTCCTTCAATCCATCACAGAGGGGGAGACCTACGACTTCCTCTAGGGCGACTGGACCGAGTTCGACAGCA